CGGACACACAAAAGGAAGTTACGGTCGAAGGAGTAAAAGGACATCAGGATTGTGTGATTGATGACGTACTTGTAGATTGCAAGTCTGCATCACAGTGGAGCTTTGAGAAGTTTGAGAAAGGCAGACTCCAAAGAGATGATCCATTTGGATACATATCTCAACTCTCTGCGTACGCTGAAGGCAATGACATGGATGAAGCTGCGTTCCTCGTTATCAATAAGCAAACTGGTGAGATATGTTTGTTACCTGTTCATTCTCTTGAGATGATTAATGCAAGTGATAGGATTAAAAATCTCAAGACGGTAATGAAACAGGATGGTCCACCGCCAAGATGCTACAGTGATGTGGCTGATGGAGTGTCCGGTAATCGTAGATTGGGTACGTCCTGTATCTACTGTGCTCATAAGAAGGAGTGCTGGAAGGACACGAATGGTGGGCATGGGTTACGTGTCTTTAACTATGCACGAGGATATAGATATCTTACGAATGTGTCGAAGACACCTGATGTACCAGAGATTAGAGATTGGTAGATCACCATTGGTTGAGGGTTGGTAGCGATAAAGAGTTCGTTCCGAACTTAGATAAGTTTGGATTCGTATATATCATTACCAACCTTCGCAATGGTAAGGCATACATTGGATGTAAACAATATCTATTTTACACCCGTCTAAGAGAGAAAGAGTCTGATTGGAGAACATATACTGGTTCTTCCAAGTTGTTGAATGAGGACATTGAGAAGACAGGTAAGAAGCATTTCAAGTTTGAGGCCATAGCTGAGTATAAGAATAAGCGTAGTCTTAGGTACTACGAACTCTACTATCAGATGAAATACAATGTACTGGCCGCTACTTTGGAAGGTTCAGAGGAACATGCCTACTATAACTCACGAGTAGGTGGTAAGTTCTATCGTCCTGTTGAGAGCTATCAAGATCCTGAATGGAGAAAGAAACAATCTGAGGCTAACAAGAAAAGATTTAGAGATCCTGAAGAGAGAAAGAAACTGTCTAAGGCTCAAAAGAAAAGATGGGAAGATCCTGAAGAGAGAAAGAAAATGTCTGAGTCTATGAAAAATTCTGAAACATTTCAAAAAGCTATGAGAGATCCTGAACATAGAAAGAAACTAGGTGAAAGAGAGCATTATAAAGATCCTAAATGGAGAAAGAAACAATCTGAAAATGCAAAGAAACAATTCTCAGATCCTGAAATGATAAGGAGACAATCTGAGTCTGCAAAGGAAAGATTTAGAGATCCTGAAGAGAGAAAGAAAATGTCTGAGGCTCAAAAGAAAAGACGGCTCAAAGAAAAGAAAGAGAATGCTAAGGCCAAAGAAACCTAAGAATGTATTTGTTGATCCCATCGTTCAGTTCGATCATGAAGAACCAGAGCGACGGTTATACATGGCTGTGATTCTTCAGGCTCTACTGGACGCTACGAATGTGGCAAGTAAGATTACAAAGGACAGAGCTACTGCGTGGTTCTTCTGTAGTGTGGGTGTAACATGTGACAACTTTGAATTTATCTGTGATAGTGCGGGAATAGAACCAACAATCGTGAGAGGATTTGCCTATGAAGTTATCAACTCAGAGAAGAAACCGGACTTTAAATATAGGATCTATCAGATTTTATCGGAGAGATAGATATGGATAGTCATGAGCAACTTAATTTATTTTACGAGATACAAGATAAAGTAGAGGATGATCCAAATACAAGAGTTTGTATAGAATGTAATGAGAGAAAGTCGTTGGTAGATTTTACTGTAGATATTCAGCATCATCTAGGCAGGAAGCATACGTGTAGAGAGTGTATCCGTAGAAGTGTAAGAATAGTAAAGGAATATAGACGAACACATAGGTATCCTGATGCAGATTATAAGTGTCCTCTTTGTAATAAAGAACACGAAGGTATTCGTAGAAATGGAAATGCATGGCAGGTAGATCATTGTCACAGAACTGGAACAGTTAGAGGATGGCTTTGTCATAGATGCAATTCTGGATTAGGGTTATTTCAAGATGATATAAATAGATTAACAAAGGCCATAGAATGGGTAACTCAAGGAGAGGAATAAAATGTCAGCACGAGACTATCAAGTAGGTGGAGATCATTATAAGAAGCTGCAAATTCAACCAGTTGAATATATTTATGCCAACGAGCTTGACTTTCTGGAAGGTAATGTAGTAAAATATATTACGAGGCATAGGACAAAGGGAGAGGGTGCAAAGGATATCCAAAAGGTAATCCACTATGCACAAATGATATTGGAACTTAGATACGGGGAGAAGATGGATGCACCTACCAACTGAATACCAATCGTTTATATATCTGTCTCGTTATTCCAGATGGCTGGAAGAAGAGGGACGTAGAGAAACATGGGATGAGACTGTCGATAGATTGATAGTTTTCTTTCGTAACCATGTGGAAAATAATCTTGGAGTTAAGGATCAGCTTGATGATAAAGATTGGAACATGATTAGAAACTCTATCTTATCCCTTGAGGTGATGCCCAGCATGAGATCTTTAATGACTGCTGGACCAGCCTTGGAACGGGAGAACATAGCTGGATATAATTGTTCTTACATACCAGTGGATCATCCAAAGTCCTTTGATGAAATACTTTACATCCTCATGAATGGTACAGGAGTAGGCTTCTCCGTGGAGAGGCAGTACATTAATGAACTTCCTACCATACCAGACATAGAGTTTGAAAGAACAGATGACGTAATAAGCATAGCCGATTCCAAAGAGGGATGGGCCAGAGCATTTAAAGATCTAATATCATACCTATATACCAATCGTATTCCCAAGATAGACGTTAGCAAGATACGTCCTGCTGGATCAAGGTTGAAGACCTTTGGCGGTAGAGCCAGTGGACCACAACCCTTGGTGGACTTGTTCGATTTCACCATACGTAAGTTTGAGGAAGCCAGAGGCAGGAAACTAAGTTCACTTGAATGCCATGATATTGTCTGTAAGATTGGTGAGGTTGTAGTCGTAGGTGGTGTACGTAGGTCAGCTTTAATATCTTTGTCCAATCTATCAGATTCTCGTATGAGAATGGCCAAGTCTGGTGCATGGTCCTTTACCAATCCAGAAAGAGCCTTGGCTAATAACTCTGCTGTATATACAGATCGTCCTGATACTGGTATCTTTATGAATGAGTGGCAATCCTTGTATGAAAGTAAGAGTGGTGAACGTGGTATCTTTAATCGTAGGTCTGCTCAAAACAAAGCAGCACAGAATGGTCGTAGGATATCCGACATTAACTTTGGAACTAATCCCTGTTCAGAGATTATCCTACGACCCAATCAATTCTGTAACTTAACTGAAGTTGTATGCAGACCAGCAGACGATAAGAATATTCTGGCACGTAAGATACGTGTGGCTACATTACTTGGTACTATTCAATCCACCCTTACCAACTTTGGATATCTAAGAAAGAGATGGCTGGATAATACGGCAGAGGAACGTTTACTTGGTGTGTCTCTTACCGGGATAATGGATTGTAAACTCCTGAACTTCTCTCCACTTACTCTTGATTATTCTGCACAAATTACCTACCTATCTGATACATTAAATTATCTACGTAACGTAGCTGTTACGACCAATAAGAAATGGAGTGAGAAACTAGGTATTAATCAATCAACTGCTATAACCTGTGTCAAACCTTCAGGAACTGTATCTCAGCTAGTTGATAGTGCCAGTGGGATACATACGAGACATGCTCCTTATTATATTCGTACTGTCAGAGCAGACGTTAAAGATCCTATTACTATCTTCATGAAAGAACATGGCATCCCCAATGAGCCTGATCTTATGAGTCCCGAACATACAACGGTCTTTTCCTTTCCTATTAAAGCAAATACCAATTCCAAATTTAGGAATGATCTGAATGCTGTGCAGCAGCTTGAGATATGGAAGACCTATGCTGAACATTGGTGTGAGCATAAGCCAAGTGTCACCGTATCCGTTAAGGAAAATGAATGGGTGGAGGTGGGAGCTTGGTGCTGGAAGAACTTCGATCATCTATCGGGAGTATCTTTCCTTCCTTATTCAGACCATACTTATAAACAAGCTCCCTATCAGGAGATATCAAAGGAAGAATATGTAAGAGTTAAAAAGAC